GTTCCTTGTAAAAATGAAGAAAATTATATTCATCATTTATTAGAATCTTTGCGTCTCCAAGAAATTGGAAATACAAGAATCATTATTGCTGATTGCTCGACCGACAATACCCGAGAAGTTATTCGAATAATGAAGGGAAAACTAAATGTTGAAATTATTGACGGCGGCACAGTTTCATTTGCTAAGAATAGTGGTGCCAAGTTAGTTACGACACCATATATACTATTTCTTGATGCGGATGTTCGTTTCTTTAAGAATAATGCAATACGTGATGCCGTCAATACAATTGAATCAAAAAACTTGGATCTTATAGGATTAAAAATTAAATGCTATGATGGAAATGTTAGAACACAAATTGGATTTACATTGTTCAACATAATCAACGGTATTATGAAATATAAAGTTCCTTTTGCTGTTGGTGCTTTTATGCTAACTAGAACAGATAAATTTAGAGAATTTGATGGATTTTCTGAAAAATATAAAGTAAGCGAAGATTTTTTTCTATCAAAAAAATATGATCCGAAAAAATTTAAATTAATGAATCATCATTTTGGTCAAGATAGTAGAAGATTTAAAATAATGGGATATACAGGTATGACTTGGTATCTTATTAAGAATTTTTGGAATCGTAATAACGAAAAGTATTGGAATAATATTGATTATTCAAAATATTGGAAATAACTTAAGGATAAAAAAATGAAAGTACTTAGATTTACAGCATCATGGTGTGGTCCATGCAAAATGTTAGCGAAAACATTAGACGAAGTTAATACACAAATTCCTATTGAAGTTATTGACATTGATGAGAATCAAGAACTCGCAACACACTATGGTATTCGTGGCGTTCCGACACTAGTTATGCTAGACGGTGACATTGAAGTGAAACGCATTGTCGGAATGAAAATGAAAAATGAATTGAGTGAGTGGTTGAAAGTATAATATGTTCGGAACTTTTGAAATTTTTCTACTGGTATTTTTCTTATGGATTTTTATCATTACTACATTGAAGCGATATAGAAATGAAGTAGAAGAAGTTATAGAAAGAGGACCAGAACGAGCAGAACAAGTAGTCGTATGCCGTAGTGAGTGTATCGACAATCAGATTTACGTTTGGGATATTAGAGACAACTCTTTTATTGGACAAGGAAAATCTGTTGAAGATATCATTGAACTATTCATACATAAGTATCCAAACACCAGCATGAGATTTGACGTAAAAGAAAAATGAAAACAAAAACAAATTTAACATCTAGCAGAGATGCATTCAAGCCATTCAACTATCCATGGGCATATGACGCATGGCTTAAACACGAACAGAGTCATTGGTTGCATACAGAAGTGCCAATGGCAGAGGATGTGAAAGACTGGAAGAAAAAATTAACTGAAGAAGAAAAACATTTTCTAACAAACATCTTTAGATTCTTCACACAAGGCGACATTGACGTTGCTGGTGGATATGTTAAGAACTATCTTCCATACTTTCAACAACCAGAAGTGCGTATGATGTTATTGGGGTTTGCCGCACGTGAAGCATTACACGTAGCCGCATACTCACATTTGATTGAAACGTTGGGCTTGCCAGACACAACATATAACGAATTCTTAGCATATCAGCAGATGAAAGACAAGCACGATTACGTGTTGGACATTTCTAGCAAGAATGGTGATGCCGCATCTACTGCTACACACATTGCAGTATTCTCAGCATTCACAGAAGGTATGCAATTGTTCTCTTCATTCATTATGCTATTGAACTTTCCTAGACATGGAAAGATGAAAGGCATGGGACAGATTGTTACTTGGTCGATTGTTGACGAAACACAACATTGCGAAGGTATGATTAAGTTATTCAGAACATACATTAACGAAAATCCTGAGATTTGGAATGATGAACTAAAGTCTAAAATCTATACAATTGCAGAGAAGATGGTAGAACTAGAAGACAAGTTTATTGACTTGGCGTTCTCTATGGGTTCTATGCAAGGGTTGACTTCTGAAGAAGTTAAGAAATACATTAGATATATTGCAGATAGACGTTTGATTAGTCTTGGACTGAAAGGCATCTTTAAAGTCAAACGAAACCCATTGCCATGGGTCGAAGAAATGATTAATGCACCAACACACACAAATTTCTTTGAGAATCGTGCTACAGACTATGCAAAAGGTGCGACCAAAGGTGATTGGGCTGATGTTTGGGGCAAAGCCGCATAATAAATAGTATTGTCATACAAACCAATAGGAGAGACTAAATGGCTATCAGATTAAAAACAACAAGAATTCGTCCAAATACTGGAGTAGAATGGAGAACCGAAGGCTCGGATAATGCGGCTACAACTTACTACAATGAAACGTATATTGATACTGGAAAAATTGTTGAAATTTCTAACACACAAACAGACTTACAAAAAGTTTCAATTAAAGAATTTAGCAATAGATCAGAATTAGATGCGTTTGTTGCAGACTTAGCAAATACTGCATCACCATTGTATGCAAGAACGCAATACAATAGCACTAATGGAATTACAGTAGACCATGAAATTCTCTAACATTAAAATTTGGTCGTTATGCGTTGTGATTGGACTTGCATTTCCTGTATGGAACGCACATGCACAAGGAAAGCAAAAACAGGGAGTTATATATGACGCTAATATTACTAGGGTTATCGATGGGGATACTGTTGCGTTTGAAGCGGCTTGGCTCCCAGACCCACTCAAAAAAGAATTAAGCATTCGTGTTTTTGGTGTTGACACGCCAGAGAAGGGACACAGAGCGCAATGTCCTCAAGAAGATGCTAGAGGACAAGCCGCAACAAAATTCACCAAAGAAGCTGTTCTTGCAAGTCAGAAACGTCAAGTCATTTTGATGGATTGGGACAAATATGGTGGGCGTGTTCTTGGTGACGTTATTCTCAACGGACAAAGTTTGCGTGGTATGTTAATCTCTAAAGGATATGCTAGAGAATACTATGGCGAAGCAAAACAATCTTGGTGTAACTGATTGACACATGTGGAGATTATGGGCAAAGGCACTAGGAGAAAAATCTAGTGCCTGTGATAAAGAATCAGACAAAGTTGCAATCATTAGAACAGCTATTGTTCTTTGCTATATAATAACGAACCTGTTTATTGTAGCGGGCGTTATAAGGCATTGGTAAAAATATGAGTTTTTTAGTCGCAAACACTCCTAGAGTTAGATGTTATGTAAGAAAAGAATTTCTTTATAATTTCGAAAAAGGCTTTGGTGAATACGTACCTTGTATTTGGGTATCAATCAAATCAATGAGCCGTAGAGCATTCTTCATTGAATCGTATTTGCCTGAGTATGGAGCATTGTACGATAAACTTCCATTAGAAGCGTATGTGAGCAGAAATCACAATTTAGATAGAGATAAATTTTTACCTCTAGATCATTTGCAAATATGGGACTGTTTATCGTATGACATTGCCGTGATACAAAAATCATTTCTAATGAATCTGAGTGGCAAATTTTACGCTAAAGATAAACAATGGTATCCAGGAAACTACATGTTTACTGTTGACAATTGTGCGTCAGATGAATATCTAGATATGGGCGATAGCGAAAATCCAGAAGACCATAAATCATACAATTTCTTAGAACTCGACAATGGTCAGTATGCGGCACAGCCAAACAATCGCTGTATATTTAATGATGCGGCAAGCAACCCTAAACAACTATTATTTCCAGACTTTAAAGTCTGCACTAAAAAATATATTGTAGAGCAAAATCCAAAATGGGCAATTGGTGATGCTGATACAGTAATGTACGAATAAGGAGATTTATGTCGAAGTATAAAATATTTTGTGATTCGTGTGAAGCAGAGTATACTGTAACACCGATTGCAGGAGATACACATAACGAACCAATTCATTGTTCATATTGCGGATCAGAACTAACAGATGAAAATGTTGGTACGCATGACGAAGACGATATCGATGAGGAATGGGAAAAATTACTTGAAGAAGATATTGATGATTGGGATTTAGAAGAAGACGATAAATGATTGTAGCAGGACTAGACTACTCATTAACTTCACCTGCAATGTGTTTATTCGATACTGAAGATGGAGAATTTAGTTTTGATAAATGTCATTTCTATTTTCTGACACAATTGAGAAAATATGATGTTCAGTTTAAAAACATAACAGGCAAGTATTTTGAGCATGAAGGTTTAAGTGATGTGTTGCGATACGATGGCATATCAAATTTCTTCATAGACAGATTATTAGAACGAGACAAAGACGCACATGTATTCTTAGAAGGATACTCTATGGGGTCTAAGGGAAGAGTTTTTAATATTGCAGAAAACGCAGGCATTCTAAAATATAGACTGTGGTTGTTTGCTGTAGAA